GGTCTGCCCCCGCGTCCGGTTGATCGGTAACCCTCGACCGCTGCAATCTCCATGCGTATGAATATGTGACCGTCTAGTTCCGATCTGCCAGCTTTCTCAAGGCATCGAAGTTTCCAGCTAGGACTTCTTTCACTGCTACGGGCTTTTTTACTTGGCCTCGACCAAGGAGATTGGGGTGAGTGTGGCTTTTCAAATCAATCTATTCGGCAAAAACACACTGATTAATGTCCTAACGGCGTTACAAACTCGTAAATTTGTAAGCTGCCTTATTCCCGCCACACTCATAAATCATCTACCAAAATTCCTTATTGCCTTTACTATGCCGCTCACCGCCTTTATTCCGATCCAGATAGCTATAAGCAGCCCGGAAACGATTGATACAGATTCAGCGATAAGCCAGAGCCAGTCTTTTAGTTCCATTTCGTATCCTTTAGCCCCACTGCGCTTACGACTCATGCGGAGCATTTCATTTGTTCGTGCCTATAGGGCATGGGAGAATCATACACGATACGTGGAAATAGTCAAGAAATATTTTCACGTTTCGTGGAAAATCATGAAAGCTTTTAAACGAATTGAAGAATTCTGGATGGGGTAAGATTGATTTTTTTGGAAGAGATCGGGGAATGAAGGAAAATATCTTGCGGAAGGTGGACGGGCCATTCGTCGCCCAGGCATCGCAGCAGTTGCCGGATGTCGATAAATGCAAGGATCAGTTTGTGGAAACGGTAATGGATGTGCCGCTTGTGGGCCGTATACGCTTCAGATTTCAGCGTATGGTGGCCAGGCAGGGGAAGAACAGGAGGTGGTTCTGGTGCGCTATTGAAGCATTTGACGAGGATCAGTGACGGAGGTTGCGCAGTTTGGCGCGAGCCTGTTGCATCGCGTTATCATATTTTCCGTTTGTGGAATCGAACTCTTCGATCACTCTTCGGAAAGGTCTTTGGCCTGGTCTGGTTAGGGTTTCTATTACTAGAACTGATCTTTGGGTAAGTATTATTCTGCATCCCAGGGATTCCAGATCATCATCCATGACTCATCCCTTTGCCTGTCTGTTGATCACGCTCTTAATCAACTGGTATAAAAGCATGACAACCATTCCAATGGTAAATGTTGGGCTGTTATGGGCTTCTCCGGTGGTATTTATTGTGTAATTACCCTTTCTGTACATGGCAGTAACAGCGAAGCCAATGCAGTCTCCGCTTTCAGTATCCGCAACAAGCTCCCTTGCCGCTTCGACAGAATCATGTGATACCTTATTCCTTATGAGTCTAAACGGAGTCTTCACCTTTTCTCTTCCTCCCCGAAATATGGTCACTTGGCACAAAATCACCACTTCTTATATTTTCCCCTTCGAAATATCCCCAAGAGCGCGCCTTCGGTCCCTTTGCCGGCCCACTGCGACGCTCCTGTGGCTTATCTGATTTTAGTGTTTCAGGTTGACTGCTATCAACACTGTCCTGAGTAGGGGCTTTTGTCTGCACGAATGATGCCTGCTGTTTGGCGATATCCAAAGTCGCCAACCTGCCTCGATCATCACATGCCCTGAACAGGCTGATCAACTGAATCTCTCTGGGATCAGGTTCCTCATCGGTAAGTGTCAGGAGATATTCGGCCGTGGTTTTAAGAACCGGCGCGAGCCTCTTTGCTTCTTCCACTGGCAGGAGCCTCGTTCCGTTCTCATAATTCGATAGCCTGGTAACAGACATTCCTTCCAGCTGTGAGCATATCTCTCTCAGAGATGCCTTGCCACGAGCTTTCCTCAATCTATCCCCAATTTCTTGCATCAGTCCCATTCGCAGAACATATCCCAAACTGTGTAAATAGTCATTCAACGTATCGTGGAAAAAAGTTCTTGCTTTTATCCACGTATCGTGTAATATAATATCCCTATGACTCTACCTGATTACATCAAAAAACATGGCGATGAAAAATGCGCCAATTTGTTCGGAGCAAAGCTGCGCACTATTGGCTCATGGCGAAGACGCGAGCGATATCCGCGTAGAGACAAAGCGCAGGAAATGGTCGTTGCCTCCAAAGGCGAATTGACCATGACCGGAATATTCGGCGATTCGCATCAAGCATCTGTTTAATGCCACGACTCAGAAGAGAGAAATTCGATAACCGGCGCCGCGTCGATTTCACCGACTCGCAGGCCGATAGCATCGATCTGGAAGCTGACAGATTAAAAACATCGTTCATGGCAATTGTCAGAAAGGCTGTTGATGAGTACATGGAAAGAGTATCTCAGCAAAAGCAGGACAATTCCACGTCCAAAGTGGGGACAAACGGTTCCCGTCCAAAGGTACTAGATACGGGACTATACACGGCTGATCAAGTGGCAGAACTGCTGAAAGCTCTCACAAAAAAATGAATCTCATGATGTCTCCTTCACACCCCACCGACCAGCGCGATGAGCGTAGCGGGATGGCCGGGCCACGATTTCGAGCAAGAGGAGGCCGCGGCATGAACCTCACTCAAGCATATCGAGCAGCCTACGCCATACGCAAACGCAAGACGAAGCAGGGGAAGCGAAAGGCAATAATGAATTGGTGCCAAAAGATGAAGGAGGCATTAAGCAAATGAGCAAGCGTCCATCTTTTCAGTTTTATCCTGGGGATTGGCTCAATGATGCCGCTCTCAGAATGGTATCAGTTCCTGCCCGCGGGCTATGGATGGACATGCTCTGCTTGATGCATCAAGGTTCGGAGTATGGTTATCTTAAGGTTAACCATAAGGCTATCCTTCCGGCCAACCTTGCCAGAATTGTAGGGGCAACCATATCAGAAGTAGAAGGGTGGCTGGAAGAGTTGGAGAACGCTGGTGTCTTCTCCAGATGTGAGACGGGCTCCATTTTTTCCAGGCGCATGATTCGGGATGAAGAAGTCCGCAAAGCTAGAGCTGACGGGGGAAAGCTGGGAGGCAACCCTGAATTAAAGGGTAAAAATAAGGTTAACCTTCCATCCAACCTTCAGCCAACCCCTTCATCTTCATCTTCATCTTCATCTTCATCTTCATCTTCTTTATTGGAAGAGCCGGCAAAAACTAACGTTTTGCCGATCTCACCACCAATCGAAAAAAAGAAACGAGCAACCCCTGTTCCTGCTGACTTTGTTGTCACGGAAGAAATGTTCGATTGGGCGGTAGGGAAGGGTCTGCCTGAGACGAAGGTTCGGCCGGAGACAGAAGCGTTTCTCAACAACCACAAATCCAAGGGTAATACGTTCATTGATTGGAACGCGGCATGGCGAACTTGGATGATCAAGTCGGTTGGCTATGCGGAGCAACGTCGATGAGCATCGAAGCCGAAATCTCCCTCCTTGGCTGCCTGCTCCGCGACAACGGCGCATATGACCGAATCTCAGATTTTCCTTGCAGCGCATTTGTCCGGGAAAACCACCGGGTAATTTTCCGTGAAATCCAGTCGATGCTGGACTCCGGTAAAGCCGTCGACATCATCCTGCTTGCGGAGGCACTTGAGTCCCGCGGAGAGCTTGAGCGTGTAGGCGGTTTGGAATACCTCGGAACGATGGTGCAATCGGTCAACACCTCGGCCAACATCCGGCATCACAGCAAGCTGATCCACAACGCAGCGATTCTTCGCAACTTGCGCGCCAGTGCCGAGGAAATATCCGCCGCATGTGAATCCCATCAAGATCCCCGGGAAATAGCAGAGGCAGCGGAGAAGAAAATCCTTTCCGTGCTCGATAACAATACCGAGCGCGACTACGTGCACATCGGTAAAGCAGTTGCTGAAGCCGTAGATTGGGAAGATGAAGAGCGCACGTCTCTCAATACCGGATTGCGCGATCTCGACAGCCTCACTGGCGGGTTTGGTAACGGCAACCTCATCATCATCGGCGCCCGGCCCAGCATGGGGAAAACGAGCCTCGCAATGCAGGTCGCAGAGAATGTTTCCCGGGAGCATCCAGCCGCGGTGTTCTCGCTTGAAATGACGCGCCGGGAAGTTGCCGGCCGCATGCTCAAGTATCACTCCTGGAACACGGATAGGAGTTCGGCTATAGCGCATTTGCACGGCCTGAACATGCAGATTGACGATACTCCTGCTGTATCCGTCGGTCATATCCGCTCCCGCTGCCGGCGCATCAAAAGGCAGCATGGCTTATCCCTCATCGTCGTCGATTACCTTCAGCTCATGAGAGGGGAGGGCGACAACCGGAATCAGGAAATCGGAAGCATATCCAGAGGTCTGAAATCCATTGCCAAGGAATTTGATGTCCCCGTACTGGCTCTGTCGCAACTGAGCAGGAAGGTAGAAGAGCGTAGCGATAAGCGGCCCATTATGTCAGACCTTAGGGAGTCCGGAGAAATCGAGCAGGACGCAGATTTGATCCTGTTCGTGTACCGGGATGAGGTTTACGACGAAAACAGCGAAGCCCGGGGAACAGCAGAGATTCTTTGCCGGAAGAATCGGAACGGCGCTATTGGAGATTGCCGACTTGGATTCAATGGCGCTCTCACGAGGTTCGGAAATTACGACGGTGATCGCATAGAGCGCAAGGTAAGGCGCGTAGAGCGTGGGTTCGTTGTGGGAGGTGCGTGATGGGCTACACCTCAGGTCATCCCCCTATGTTTTCCCCTGATATTAAGCAGACGCCAGAGAACGTTAGGAAGGTTCTGGATATTGCAGGGTGGAATTCAGAGGAGGCCGCTGAAGCAATTGATGTCGCAACGAGCAATATTGAGTCAGCCACCACCGGTGAGTTTCCATTGCAGAAACGTGAATGGCATGCCTTGCTCGATAAGGCCGGTTCTAGGGCCTTCGATCACGATGAGGACGCGGCATGATCCACTATCACGGCCTACCGATAACCAGCAAAGGATCAGCAGCTGCTATTGCAGCCATAAATTCTGGCCATGCTTTCGTGTCTTTTATCTCTCCTGATCAACTCACATTGGCGATTGATGTTGCCCAAAGTTTTGCGGTTGATAACGGCGCTTTCAGCGCATGGAAATCAGGGAATCCAATAACCGATTGGAATCGGTACTACTCATGGGTTTCTGGGTTGCATCGCATTCCTTCATTCGATTTTGCCGTGATCCCCGATGTGATAGATGGCGATGAGGCCGCAAATGATGCGCTGCTGGAGGAATGGCCTTGGCGTAAATCATCACCGTGGATTGGCGCTCCTGTCTGGCACATGCACGAGAGCATTGAGCGGCTACAGCGCCTCTCTTTTGAGTATCCAAGGGTTTGTATTGGCAGCAGCGGGGAGTTTGCGGTAATAGGAAATTTTCGCTGGTGGGATCGCATTGCTCAAGCCATGAATGCGGTTTGCGACAAATCAGGCTTGCCGGTCTGCAAATTGCACGGGTTGCGCATGCTTAATCCTGAAGTATTCAGCCGGCTCCCGTTTTCATCCGCTGATTCCACAAACATCGCTCAAAACATAGGAATCGATAGCGCATGGCGTGGAACCTATACCCCTCCTAGCAAAGAAGCGCGAGCGCTGGTAATGCGGCAGAGGATAGAGAGTGTGCAATCTCCTGCTTTCTGGCATCAACAGAAAACGCAAGGCAGCAAAGCCATATGGGAGGTTGAATGACTAGCTTCCTCGTAATCCCCCGTCCCATCCTTTCCTGCTCCGGCTGCATCCATGAATTCGATGTGCGTGGCGAGAAGCGGTGCGATCTCGGTGAACAGCATGGTGTGAGGTGCACGATGTTTCGATTGAAGAAAGGGGAAGGGAAGTGAGCGACGACATGAAAACAGTTCTTGTTGGATGTGTGCTGATGTATTGCAAGCAGTACGGCCTGAAGGAAAAGGACGTGCTTGCTCTGTTCAGCAAAAAGGTTGTGTACGGCGCCTACAAGATACTTGGAAAGGAGGGGGAAAGGAAATGATCTGGAGCCCTGCAATAACAGCGGTATTGATAGGCATTGTTGCCGCCTTTTCCTTCGGCGGCGGATTTGCGTTGGGAGACTGGCGCATGGCTTCCAGGCTGGAGCGGCTGAGCTCGGATAACGCCTTACTGTCGGCGGCAAATGATCGCTGTGCAGTGGATATCGAGAAGGCGCGCATCGCCTTGGAAACATCGAAGAAGCAGAAAAGGAAATGACGGCATGAAATTCCCGATTGCGTTCATTGGCTTCATTTTCTTTTGGATGGAAAACGAATACTTCGGATGGAATAGCAAGCCGCTATCCGAGGCAGAGCTCATATGCGATGGGATTGTGTTTCTCATTTTTGCGTTGTCACTCAAATGAGCGGATGGCGCAGGGCCGCGAAAGTGGACGCCAATCAACCAGAGATAGTGGACGCATTCCGGCGAATGGGCTGCTCTGTTCTGATCGTATCTCAGCTAAAGCGGTGCTGCGATTTATTCGTTTCGCGTGGGCAGACAGCGGCAATCGAGATAAAGGACGGATCGCTCCCCAAGAGCAAGCGCCAGTTGACCGAAGGCGAAGTGGACTTCATGCATTCATGGAAAGGGCTGTATTTCATCGTCGAGTCGCTAGATGACGTTGTGCGAGTCGTGAAGGAGTTGGACTCTTAAAAAACGAATGGGGAAATAGATGAGACCAGACAGAAAGGAAATGGAGGCATTGCTTCAGAGATTGGTAAAGGCAGTTGGTGATTGTGAGGATACAGAGGCTGTGTTGCGAATTAGCAGAGACGCTGAATCACTTCTCAAGGGCAATAAGAAAGATCCTGTATATCCAGACATAGTTACAAGCCACTTCGTATACGTCAGGGAGTGCCTAGATCTAACAGAGATTTCGAAAACTCCATTCAAAACCGTTTATTCCACGCCATGCATAAAGTTTGAATTCAAAGCGATATATGGCTGGAATGACAAAAGACTAAAGCGCATTATTTCTGCATGAGCGAAAAGCAAACCATCTTCCTAGTAGGCCCCAGGCAGCGCCAATATGCTCACCAGTGCATTAATGAGGCGCCAGATGATTACGTGTGTCACCTGGGCCAGAAGACGCGCAAGGAAGATCAGAGCGCACGTTTCCATGCCATGTGCGGGGATGTCTCAAAGCAGCTTCAGTACATGAACCGTTGGCTGACCAAAGATCAATGGAAGGTTCTATTTATTTCAGGCCATGCGATAGCTACAGGCCTTGGAGCCGACATCGTGCCGGGCCTGGAAGGAGAGTTTGCCAACATCCGGGAAAGCTCCGCTCAGATGTCCGTCAAGCGCATGGCGAGCCTGATCGAGTATGTGGCTGCATATGGAAATGATCACGAGGTGAGGTGGACAGAGCCGAAAAGGGCGAACGACGAGGAAATGATGAATAGGAGGTATGCGTGACACCAGAACAGTTTTGTTATTGGCTGCAAGGCCGGGCTGAGATGCAGCCGGACAATCCGCCTAGCGCGGAAGAGTGGAAGATTATTTCGGATCATCTCAAGCTGGTATTCAAGAAAGAAACGCCGACTCGCGTGCCTGCTCCTGGTCCGGCTGAGGTCAAGCGAGCGCAGGATGAGATCAAACGTGCCAAAGACGAGATTAAAAAGCTCCCTGATTGTTGGCCGCCGATACAACCTAGCCCGTTCCTTGGTGAGCCATACGTAAAGCCTCTTGAGGTTATCTGCTGATGACCTTCCGCTCTCGCAAATTGCTCGATTTAAGTCACGACGCGCCATGCTTCGCCGACTATCCCCATCAATGCGGAGAGTATCTCGGATGTGAACCAGCTCACAGTGACAGCCATATTTTCGGAAGAGGGCATGGGCACAAATCTGGAGATTTTGCTTTCGCCAGCCTCTGCCATGAAGCCCATATGCTGTTGGATAAGATGGAACGAGAAGAGAAGTTTTACGCTTGGCTGAGAGCGTATGCGAAGACTCAGAATTGGTTGTGGGAGAGCGAACTGATAAAGGTGGCGAAATGAATTCCTACAGGGATGAATGCCTGATAGCGAAAAGAGTTCGTGAGGGGATCATTTCGCAGAGAGAAAAGGTCTCCAGCAGAAAAAAGAGACCAGTAAAAAATTGGACTGTTTATTGGAGCATTTTCGGACCAAGGCGGAGTGCCAATGATTTCTCTGAGCTCAAGTTTTCCTTAGAGGAGAACGCGCTTAGATATGCTGGAAAAATACATCGTCGATTCTCAACATCTAGGCTGAAAGGCATGAATGAAGAGCATGTATGGGTAGTTAATGATGGACTGATAAGGTCGGAGAAATGAAATTCCCCGTTCCCATGGAAAGCTGGAAGTACCGTAATCCCGAGGTGATAGGAGATGGACTCATTGCCGAATCACAGCGGGCCGAGACGGCAGAGAAGAAGCATCTGGAGATTGCGTTGCGGCAGAACCGCAGGCGTATCAGAGCGCTTAATGCGATTGCGAAGAGGGGAGGATTCAAGAGTGGGAAATAGTGATGGTGAGGCTAGACTTGAATTTCTTCTTGATAATTGGGCCAGATGGATGAGGAAGGGTGGGTCAGTTTCCAGATGGTATCCAAGTAAATCATGTGGCTTCACAGAGTACGGAGCTAACTCGGTAGAGGATATGGAGGACACAGCAGATAACTGGATAGCATCAGCGATTGACGCGATAATTCAGGACTTACCAGATCAGGAAAGGTCGGCTATTAACCACCAGTATCTAGACTCAAAATACCGGTATCAAATTGTTTTTTACGCCGCTACTCTGCATAGCGCAAAGAAGCTGATACAGGCCGGGATAGATCGCAAGGGTATATGGTAAAAAGTGCTTGACACAGTAACGCAATTATGGTATTTTACTCTGAATAGCCATATTGCGCCCAAAATTCAACAATATAACAAGGAGCGTAACGTGAATGACCTTAACGAAGTGATGAATTATTTTGGTAGCGTCTCCCACTTACAAGAGAAGTCTGTTAAGTGGATGAGGATATCTGTCGCTTTGGTAATGATGGCATGTGCATCATACGCGATGGCTAATCCCCCGATTCTAGTAGACCGCCATACTGGTAAATACCTCGGAAATCTCAGTAATAACCAATACGATCAAAATAGCACAAGCAATCCATATGGGAGATATGGCTCTGAGTATTCTCAGGACAGCATAAACAACCCGTATGGTCAATACGGAAGCCAGTACAGTAACGATAGTCCGAACAATCCGTACGCGACTAACCCTCCCGCTGTAGTTGCTCCTTGCTACTATGGGTGTTAACTGCTAACCCAACAAAGCTCAACCAAGCCCACCTAAGACGTGGGCTTTTTTATTGCTCGACGTTTACGACGCCACGAGAGAATGGACACTGCTAACAAGCCAAAAACAGGATTCCAAAAAGGAGTAAGCGGAAATCCGTCTGGTCGTCCTAAGAAGACACAGGAAGAGCTGGATCTTATCGCTGCTTGCAAGGATAAGACACAAGACGCTCTGAATACTCTGGTAGACGTGATGAAGAACGGATCAGAAAGGAATCGCATCACTGCTGCTATCGCAATAATCGAGCGTGGCTATGGAAAGCCTCTGCAGTCAGTTGATGCGACTGTACAAGGAGTGACGGACACTCGCATCGAGTGGATTGTAGTAGATGCAAATACCAGTAGCTCCTAAGCTTGCGCCTCTGCTTTATCCAAAGCGATATAAGGGAGCGTACGGAGGACGGGGTGGGGCAAAGTCTCATTTCTTTGCTGAACAGGTAATAGCGCGGTGCTACCAGAATACAACTAGAGTTGTTTGTATTCGTGAAGTGCAGAACAGTATCAAGGACTCAGTCAAGCAGCTTCTAGGCGACAAGATAGAGAAGCTCGGATTGTCTCGGCACTTCGAGGTATTGGAAACAGAAATACGTGGCCCCAGAGGCTCCCTGATCGTTTTTAAGGGCATGCAGAGCTACAACGCTGCCAACATCAAATCACTGGAAGGGTACGATATAGCGTGGGTTGAAGAGGCCCAGACGCTATCACAGCATTCTCTAGATCTGCTTAGACCTACCATACGCAAGCCCGGCAGTGAGTTGTGGTTCTCATGGAATCCGCGGTACAAGACTGACCCTGTAGATCAGTTCTTTCGCAAGAATCCGCCAGAAGAAGCTATATCAGTCCAGGTCAACTGGAGAGATAACCCTTGGTTTCCTGATGTACTGCGGAAGGAAATGGAACATGACTTCGCAGTTGATCCAGATAAGGCCGAACATATCTGGAACGGGGCGTACGGATCGTCACAAGGCGCGATACTTGCAAGATGGGTAAATAAGGCGGAGAGAGATGGCCGAATCAATCAAGAAGTTTCTTATGATGCTGCTGGCGCTCCCGTTGATATTTCTAGCGACATCGGCTTTCGTGATACTGCTAGCTGGTGGTATTGGCAGCGCTGTCCTGGTGGGTATCGCCTACTTGCTTATGACGCCGATAGTGGCTTTGACGCAGATGATTGGATACCCAGAATCAAAGGACAGCTACAAAAAATAGGCTGCAAACTTGGGAAAGTCTGGCTTCCGCATGACGCCATGGCCAAGACATTCCAGAGCAAACATACCACCATAGAGCGGTTTCTTACTGGCTTCGGTGCCGCTCATGTCAGCATAGTTCCTCAATCAAAGAAACACGATCAGATCAGCGCCGCGCGTGATGTGATAGACCGCAGCGAGTTTCATGCTGCCCGTTGCGAGGATGGGCTTGATGGCCTGAGAGCGTGGGAGTTCGAGTGGAACGAAGACACAAACGTTTTTAGCCGTGAGCCACTACACAATTGGGCTTCTCACCCGTCCGACGCGTTTGCATACGGCTGCCAGGTCATGCAAATGAGCAAGGCAGAAGAGCCTAAGCCTAAACCCAGATATATTGAAGATGTCTCCCTGAATGAATTGTGGGAGGTAAGCCGCCTCCCAAGGGGAAGAATATAGTATATGTCAGAAACTGAAAATTATATGTTTTGTCGCGTTTTTCCTCCTACCACACCACTACACATAATCAATGTTATTAGAAAGATACAAAGAGCTGCTGTTGAGTTCGAGTTTGCGGAGCGCAAGAAGCGGGAAGAATTGGAATACAGACGAAAAAATAGGAAGTCGAAAAAATTTAATGATTCTGTTGAGTGGAAGAAGGTTAGAGAGGAGGCAATAAAACTGTATGGCAATGTATGCCATAGGTGCGGTTCTGATGAGCAGATTCAAGTTGACCACATTAAGCCAAAAAGTAAATACCCTGAGCTTGCTCTAGATATCAACAATCTCCAAATACTCTGCTGGCCCTGCAACAAGCATAAGTCATTCAGGGATGAAACAGATTACCGTAATTTCACTAAAAAAGGACGCATTTGACCATTAACCGCGACATGGCCTCGCTTAAGAGGCGGTACCTCTTGGACATTGAATTGTACGAGCGTACCTACAAAACATGGCACACACGCGGGAGAAATATCGTCAAGCGTTACCGTGATGAGCGTGATTCTCTACAGCAGCTATCACAAGCTGGCGATACTCGATACAACATATTGTGGTCTAACATCCAGACTACTCTGCCTGCTGTATTCGCTAGACTACCCAAGCCTGAAGTAAGCAGGCGCTATAAGGATAAAGACCCGGTAGGCCGTGTCGCAAGCCTCTTGCTTGAAAGAGCTTTAGAGTATGAGATCGAGCATTACACGGACTATGCCAGTGCTGTACACAATTCAGTAGAGGACCGTCTTCTACCTGGCCGTGGCGTTGCCTGGGTGCGCTATGAGCCGGTAATGAAAAGCGCTGAAATGCCTGACGGGCAGATTACCGAGGATGTGCCTGAGAGCGTTGAGGTAATCGACTACGAATGTACCCCTGTTGATTACGTGGCCTGGGAAGACTTCGGGCATAACGTAGCGCGGACGTGGGAAGAAGTATCGATAGTCTGGAGACGTGTCCCTCTTACTCGATCTGAGCTGGTTGAGCGGTTCGGTTCCAAGGCTAACCAGATCACGCTAGACCAGAAGTCAGACCTTGATGATGACGTGCTTTCTACTCCAGAAGGCGAGACGCTAAAGAAAGCCACGATCTACGAAATATGGGACAAGAAAGAGGGCATCGTCCTCTGGCTATCCAAAAGCTACGCCGAGGCGCTGGACGTTCGCGATGATCCGTTACAGCTGGATTGTTTCTTTCCTTGTCCCAAACCACTTTACGCGACAGTAACCACAAATAGCATCATCCCTGTTCCGGACTACGCGCAGTACCAGGATCAGGCGCAAGAGCTTGACCTGATTTGCGAGCGCATAGACGGACTGGTAAAAGCGGTAAAGGTTGTCGGTGTGTATGACGCATCCCAAACCGGAATACAGAGGATGCTGCAAGAGGGAGTGAATAACACGCTCATTCCTGTGGACACATGGGCTGCATTCGCAGAGAAAGGCGGCATCAAGGGGGTAGTGGATTTTCTTCCCCTGGATATGGTTGCAAAAGCCCTTGTAACGCTCTATGAGGCCCGTGAGCAGGCTAAAGCTGTTATCTATGAGATAACGGGCATATCAGACATTATTCGGGGCGCAAGCGATCCTAACGAGACTTTAGGGGCGCAACAACTTAAAGGCCAGTTCGCATCCAAGCGCCTCAAGAAGCTTCAAGACTCAGTAGCCACTTTCGCTACCGATCTGCTCCGTATCAAAGCTCAGATCATCTGCAAGCACTACCAGCCGCAGAGTATTGCCATGATATCTGGAGCGGGGCAACTCTCTCCCCAAGATCAGCAACTGGTCGGACCGGCTTTAGAGCTCCTGAAGAACGGTCAACTCAGTGACTTCCGTATCGAGGTATCAAGCGACAGCCTTATAGAAGTCGATGAGCAGCAAGAGAAGCAGAATCGCATGGAATTCCTGACTGCCGTTAGTGGCTTTATCGAGAAGGCTGCTATGGCACCGCCTGCTCTCGCTCCTCTGCTTGGGGAAATGCTGCTGTATGGGGTTAGGGCATTCAAGGCTGGCAAGCAACTGGAAGGCACGATTGAAGAGACTCTAGAGAAGTTGAAGGAACAGGCAGCTAATCCCGCACCTCCGCCGCCTGATCCAGAAGTCATAAAGGTAGAAGCTCAGCAACAAATCGAGCAGGCTAAGTTGCAAGGGCAAATGCAGTTGGAGCAGGCAAAGCTTCAGAGCCAGATGCAAATCGAGCAGGCCAAGCTTCAACTGGAACATGGCAAGGGTCAGGCAGAAATGCAGACTGAGGCGCAACGGAACGACCTTGAAGCGCAGCGCCAAGCACAAGAGCTTGAAATGCAGCGGCAGACAGAAATGATGAAGGCTCAGATTCAGCAGGAGACCGAGCTTAAGAAAGCCGAGATACAGGCTCAGGCACAAATCACGATAGCCGAGATTAATGCCAAGGCTTCAGTAGTGACTGGTGCTGTGTCTGGCGGCGAGGAAGGTGAGCCTAAAGAGTCCAGTTCTGAAAAGATGATTCAGGAGATATTCCAGAAGGTTCACGAAATGGCGGAGGAAAGCTCTGCTCCTACTGAAATAGGCCGTGGACCTGATGGCAAGGTAATCAGCATCAAGAAAGGTAAGCGCACCATGAGCGTTGCTTATGGCCCGGATGGAAGAATGTCAGGAATTAATTGAGGATAAACAATGGCTTTAGCTTATAGCACAACGGTACGGAACGCCATGCTAGATGCAATCACTAGCGCGGCTGGCGCAAGTGCGCTGCTCAGTATTTATGACGGTGTTCGTCCTGCCACTGGTGGCACGGCAACGACTCTGCTGGCGCAGTTGACCTGTAACGCCACTTTCGCCCCCGCAGCGTCTGGGGGCGTGCTGACGCTTAATTCCATTACCCAGGACTCCAGCGCGAATGCCACTGGCACGGCGACCTGGTTTCGCATTACTACATCAGGCGCAGCTTTCGTTCTTGATGGAAACGTAGGGACTAGCGGATCGGATCTTAATCTAACGACTACCAGCATTGTTGCTACTCAGCCGGTGAGCGTTACCTCTTTCTCCATAACGGAGGGGAACCCTTGAGGCTAAAAGAGCCGATTGAGTGTAATTGTTCTTCATGTTTCAAGCCATTTCTGAGGTTCAGGAAAAGAGGGAATATGAAGGTTTGCACTACATGCCAGAGAAAATCCCGTCTCGCTCAATGGCACTTGGATAATCCAGGAAAGAAACTTGAGGCTAATAGGCGGTGGTCTGCTCTGAATAAAGAAAAAGATAAGCAGATTAAGGCTGACTGGCAAAAGCGAAACCCAGTCAAGATTGCAGAAAAATCTGCTAGATGGCGCGCGGCAAATCCTGAAAAAGCGAAAGAGATAGTAAAGAGAAGGTACTGGAACAACAGAGAAAAGATTATCCGTGACGTTGTAGAGAGAAATGCTAAGTACAGGACTCCATTATGGGCAGATTTGAACAAAATAGCCGAGATATATTCTGAATGTAGGGCAGTTACAGCAAATACTGGTATACAACATCACGTAGATCACATTGTACCGATCAAGGGAAAATATGTATGTGGGTTGCACGTTGAAACAAACTTGAGAGTTATAGACGCCGTGACCAATATAAGAAAGTTCAATCACTTTGAAGGCAACCCATAAATGGCAACGTATGATGAGCTTCTTACTGCCTCAGGCAATACGGCTCTTATCAATAAAATCCGTGTCGCTGTGGTGGTGGCTGCTGAAATTGTCAGGACTGAAGCAGGGACCGTATCCAATCACACAAACCGGCTTCTGTGGGCCAAAGCGGTATATGCCGATCCCATACGTGAAGCGCAGCGCATGATGTGGGCAGTATTGGCGCAAAACAGGGCTTTTACTCTTGCTCAAATAACCGGCGCGGACGATGCCACGGTACAGAATGCCGTGAATGCCGCTGTTGATGTCTTTGCGAACGGCTCGTAATGGCAATCACTAAGACAGCGCGTACAGTCTATGCTAGCGCGTCCTTGGCGGCTGGCGCTGGCCCGGTTTGGGGAACGTTACTGCTTACTAGCGCTCAAGGTCCTAGCCGCCTAACGTGCAAGATTACTAATGGTGCCACAGGCCCCACTACGCAATGCACGGTTAGAGTCCTGATTGCACACAATACGACTCTGCCTACTGCTGCATCTGCTGGCACGGATTGGAAGACTCTCTATGCTCCTGTTGGACCAGGTACAGGGAATAGCGCGGTGCTGGAAGTGGCATACCCCATAGGACCGGAGGTGATGTGTTTAGAGGTTGAGTTCACTGGAAACACGGGGCAGGCGGTTACTGTTGAGGCGTACTTGAGTGAATATACAAGTGTGGCTTGATGAGGTTAACGAATCAGCCACTATACCCGGCTAGGCTAGATAAGACACACCCCGCTTTTGCGGCTAGCAGTGCACAGATTATCTGTGTTGGTGATCAGAATGGTTTTCTTCGTAATGCCGGATCGCTGATTGCACAGCCTACTTTAGGCGGGACTGCTGCTTCAGGCACTACGGACGCAGGCGCAGCGTTAAAGTTTAACGGTTCCAGCACGTATCTGGACTTCGGAAATTCGAATATCCCCACAGACGAATTCACGGTCATGTGGGGCGGTATTTTCGATGCGCTGACCGGTGTTACAGGGATTGTTGACTGTAGTAATGGCTCCTCTAATGGTTGGAGCCTGTTCACTAGCGGAACCGACATGTACTTGTCGGGAAACCACTACAGCGGCGACTTGTTGGCATCCGGATGGGCAACAGGCACGTTTTATCATGGTGCTGCAAGATATAAAGCAGGTGTTGGCCCTTCTATTTTTCGCAACGGGACAAAGATTGCGAGTAGCGGTATTACTCTGTCAGGAATATCTAACCCGACCAATCCTTTCCTGGTCGGGCAACTTCGGGTAAGCAGTCCGAGGTTCATAACTGCGCGTTTTTCGTACTTTTATCTTTTTGATCGTTATCTTAGCGATGACCTGATTAAGTCTTTACAGGTTAATCCATGGCAGATATTCGAGGCTGAGCCTGTAGTCGAGATATATCCTGCTGCTGCTTCAGGCTCGACTGGCACGGTCAATTACACCAATGTCAATGATACTGTTTCGGCATCGGGAACGACCACTGTTACCGGATCGCTGGCAACGACGAACGCCAATGATACCTGCGCGGCGTCTGGTTCGGCTGGTGCTGTATCTGGCACAGTAGCTTATACCAATGCTGACGATACCAGCGCAGCAAGCGGCACGACAACCGTAACAGGAAGTCTTGCCAAAACCAATGCAAACGATACTGTAAGCGCCTCAGGCACGACAACTATAGTTGGTAGTAGCGCTACCACTAACGCGGATGATACGTGCGCCTCAAGCGGCTCTGTAGGCAATGCAGTTAGTGGTTCGGTCAATTACACGAACGCCAACGATTCGGTATCTGCCTCTGGCACGACTACAGTCACTGGCTCGCTGTCCCGCACCAATGCGAATGACACAGTAGCCGCTTCAGGCACCACGACTGTTCTAGGTAGTTCTTCCACTACCAACGCCAATGATACTCTGTTGGCTTCCGGCATCGTTGGAAGCGTTACCGGTACAGTTGCCTATACCAACAATAACGATACTTGCTCTGCCTCCGGTACTGCTGGCAGTCCTCAGCAAGGCGGACATTACGGCGGCGCTACCCTAGACCGCAAGCGCAAGAAAGAGCGCAGGCACGACGATCCAGACAAGGAAGAGCTGAGACGCTCCCTTGAAAATCTGGTTGATGGCAAGGTAGAGCAGTTAAAAGAGGAAATAACTCAGCCTGAGATACCGCAAGAGATAAAGAAGCAGGCAGCAAAGATTATTAAGGCATATCAAAAGCCTGGGATTGATCTAACGGTTATAAACAATGATATAGAAGAGATTAAAACTCTTCTACAGGCAGAAATCAGGAGGCAGCAGGACGAAGATGAAGAGCTATTGTTTATGTTGCTGTGAGGAGGGTACTGGTGGCGCGTAAGTCATGGGTACAAGTGAATGGGGAATTGGTTCCCAAAGAAGATTATGTCGTGCCAAGTCGGTTAATTATTATCCCCGATATCCAGCCATATAAATCCATGGTAACGGGTGAGACGATTCACAGCAGGGCGAGACACAAGGCTCATTTAAAGCAGCACGGCATGGTAGAGATAGGCAACGAGAAGGTAAAACCTAAGCCGATACCTGATGTGCCGGGACTGAGAGAAGATTTGGCAAGAGTAGTGTACGGCAGGTAGCACATCCCTGTGAAGGGAGTATTTCCCACGAAACATTAAGACGGAGTTTTTATGGAATCGGACGCGATAAGCGCCACCGAGGACAGCTTACGCGATAGCATCGCTGCTGCCCTTAGTGGTAGTGATGAACCAGTAGCGGAGGTTGCTAGTGAAGAAAGTTCCGGGAAGGCTGAGAAGGGCAATCAGGAGAGATCTTCTGATGGCGAATCAAAGAGAATCAGGGATGAGCAAGGAAGATTTGCTAAAGAACAATTGCAATCTGCTGATCCAGTACCTGAAAATCCAGTTGAAACAAGGGCCGAACAGCCTGCCCCTACGAGAAAGGCACCGCAGTCTTGGCGAGAAGATCTAAAGGCTAACTTCTCAACGCTGCCTGACTCAGTTCAGGAAGAAATTCTCCGACGTGAGACCGATTACAGCAAGGGCATTCAGCGTTATGCCGAGTCTGCCAAGTTCGCAGAGACCATCAAGCCAGCGATAGACAAGTGGTCTCCTTACCTCTCGCAACTACAGATTACCCCTGATAAGGCTTTCGAGCATCTTATACAGGCTGAATACAACCTGCGCCATGGTTCGCCAACGCAGAAGCAGCAAGCATTCATGAAATTAGCCAACGACTACGGAATGAGTCATTTATTCCAGTCTGGTGAGCAACAACAAGTAGACCCCAACGTACAACACGCTTTAGATCGTGTCCAGTACCTTGAAGAGCAGTTAAGGAATCAGCAGTACGCGCAGCAGCAAGAGATACAACGCAAACAGCAAGCCGAACAGGCTGAGCTCCAGAAGCAAATCGAAGAATTCTCCAGCAGTCCGAATCGCCCTCACTTCGAAGCGGTGCGCGATGATATGTCGCGTCTACTTCAGGCGGGTTACGCGGAGTCATTGGAGGATGCATACGATAAAGCTGTCTGGGCCAGACCGGACATACGCTCCACGCTCCTGAAAGATCAAGAGGCGAAGCGGATTAGTGAACAGGCGGAAGTTGCGAAATCAGCGAAGGCGAAGGCGGCAAGCATCAGGGGAACCCCCGCAGGTGCGGCTGTACCAGTAACCGGAGCAAGCATTCGTGATGACATTCTCGCAGCCATGAATGGTGTGGGGCGTCTTTAATCAATCCTCTTTTAAGGAAAAATCATGGCCTCTCCGAATCTTTCGGAAATCGTAACAACTACCCTGCGGAACCGTACGGGGAAGTTGTCGGATAACGTAAGCAAAAACAATGCAATCCTTGCCAGACTGAACAAGAAAGGCAACGTTAAGCCTGCCGCTGGTGGCCGCACCATCGTGCAAGAACTGGAATACGCGGAGAACAGCACGTACAAGCGCTACAGCGGGTACGAAGCGTTGAATATTGCCCCTTCTGACGTGTTTACAGCGGCTGAGTTCGATTGGAAACAGGGCGCAGTAGCTGTATCTATCTCCGGCCTCGAACAGCTCCAGAACAGCGGTAAAGAGCGTGTAATCGACCTGCTGGAATCGCGCATCAAGAATGCCGAGCGCACCATGGCAAACAATATGAGCGCGGATATGTATTCGGATGGCACGGCGGACGGCGGGAAGCAAATCGGCGGACTGCAAGCCTTGGTAGCCGATACCCCGACGAACACCGTGGGCGGAATCAACAGCTCTACCTGGACCTTCTGGCGCAATATCAGCTTCGATGCGACGACCGATGGCAGCGCGGCTGCTACCTCGTCCAACATTCAGAGCTACATGAACCGCGTATGGCTGCAAGTGGTTCGAGGAACAGATCGTCCTGATCTGATTATTGCCGATAACAACTACTACCGGCTGTATTGGGAATCGCTGCAAGCTATCCAGCGTATTACCTCTACCGACATGGCAGAGGCGGGGTTTTCTTCGCTCAAATTCATGGATGCGGATGTAGTGTTCGACGGCGGCTACGGCGGCAATGCGCCTTCTAATCACATGTACTTCCTGAACACGAATTATCTGTTCTGGAGGCCGCATACCGACCGCAACATGGTCCCGCTTGATCCTGACCGCTTTAGCGTGAACCAGGATGCCATGGTCAAGCTGATTGCCTTCGCTGGAAACATGACTACGTCAAACCGGTTCCTTCAAGCGGTACTTAAGGATTAAGTATCGGAATTAATTGATTTAATTGCCCTCTTCGGAGGGCTTTTTTATAAGGATAGATCATGTATTTATTTGGAATTGATCCTACCGCAGTCAAGACGTCAACAGATGTTCCTGATTTCGGTGTCGGGCAAATCGCTTTCAATATCGGTTCAGGCGGTACTAAGGGATATATCTACGTTCAGGACTCCGGCTCAGGCATTACGGGTGACGGGTATGTCGCTCTAGTAGACGGTAGCGCGTTCACTGCTGTCATGGCGTCCACCACAACTTCTGCTCCTGGAACTGGTGCGGGTAAACTTGCTGGTGTAGCACGTGCTGCGATTCCCGCGAGTGGATATGGCTGGCTGCAAATCTACGGCGCTGGTGTGGTTCGCACTTCTGCCCTCTGCGCTGCTTATACGCTCATCAACACGACCGCGACTGCTGGGCAGTTGGATGATGACGCGACGGCAGGATCTGAAGTAATAGACGGTATCGCCCTCGATGTGGCAACAGGCGCATCTGCTGCAACTACCGCCGCTTTCATCAACTGGCCCAAGGTTGGACGTACGTTGTAATCAATGCCCCGCTTCGGCGGGGTCTTTTTAAGGAGTAGTTATGTTAGCAGAGCCGACCGTTAAAAACGGCCACGTGTCTCATGGCAATGATTCAAGCGCATATGTAAGGTTTTACAAGTACAACGAGAAGGGCAGAGAGAAGGATTTTGTAGAGATTATATTCCCCGGTGACTCACGATCTGAAATGCGGCGTCAAGTGCAAGACCTTGACAAGATGCGCTGGCCCCAACAGTGGCAAGCGTATTTAGCTGGAGAGGAATCTAAAGCAGGCGGCTTTCCTCTTGAGCAATGGAGCGCAGTAGACGAGGGGATGATCCGAGACCTGAACCACAAGCGGATTTACACGGTAGAGCAATTGGCCTCTGTGGCTGACGGCAATCTAGCCAATATAGGCATGGGTGCACGTGACTTAGTAGCCAAGGCTAAGGCTTTCGTGGATGTAATGAAAGATACCGAAGCAGTAACCAAGTACGCATCTCAATATGAAGCGGTATCGGAAGAAAACAGATTGTTGCAGGAACAAAACAGGGAGCTTGCGGCGAGATTGCAAGCGATAGAAGACCGTATGGCAGAGAAAAAGACGTTAACCCTACCTAAGAAATGAACCTATTACAACTTGTCCAGGCTGCTTGCGGTGAGATGGGGATTGCACAGCCCAATGCTGTGGCATCCTCTACTGACGCGCAGATAATCCAGCTCTACGCACTGATGAATAAGGTCGGAAACGACATTATCACCAATGCGGAGTGGCAGCGCCTGGACAAGGAGTATCGGTTTAACACGGTAGTTTATGACTATACCGGGGACACCACTTCAGGATCTGCTGTTATCCAGAATCTGAGCAGCACTACCGGAATAGTCGCGAATACTTTTATGTGCACAGGATTGAATATCCCTGCTGACACATACGTTTTATCAGTGGACTCGTCTACTCAAGTAACTCTGAGCAATCCAGCCAGCGGCACGGGAACTAGCAGCCTGACCTTCACGCAGACGAAATATGCTCTTCCTTCTGACTACGACAGGCAGATCAATCGTACTCAGTGGGACAAAACGAATCATTGGGAGTTGCTTGGTCCTAAGTCTCCGCAAGAATGGCAGTACTTGAAAAGTGGGATAGTATCCACCGGGCCAAGGATGAGATACCGCATTCTAGGTGGTTATTTCCAGATATGGCCTCCTACAACTACTGTATCTCAGCTTGGATTCGAGTACACGTCTAATGCCTGGGTAACGGCTAATGACGGTACTGGAAAATCCGCATTCTCCGCTGACAGCGATACCTGCATTTTCCGTGATCGCACGATGATATGCGGCGCCAAGTACGAGTTCTTTAATATCAAGGGATTCGATACCACTGGCTTCTTTCGTGACTATGAATTGCAGAAGGCCAAGGAAATGTCTCTAGATCATGGAGCGCCTACATTGAGCCTCCAGCCTAGCGGACCTCCCATGTTCATTAGTCCCGGTTCGATACCGGATTCGAACTACGGCCGGTAATGCTTAGACCAATGGGCAGAAAGATGGTTTCTGCGGTCGCGTCTATCCCTGCGCCTGTAGGTGGCTGGAATGCGTATGACGCTATCTCATCGATGCCGGAGCAAGACGCGGTACAGATGATAAATATGTTTCCTAACGCAACGGATGTCATGCTGCGTCTAGGGCAACAGGATCACGTAACGGGTATAACCGGAGTAGTAGAGACGCTTGCTGCTTACAGCAGTGGCACAGTTAGCAAGATGTATGCATCGACCTCTGGCGCTATTTACGATGTTAGCTCATCTGGACCAGTGGGAGCAACTAAAGTCTCTGCGGGGATCACTTCAGGCCGCTGGCAGCACCTTAACTACCAGGTGCCTGGTGGGGCTGCATGGCTCTACATGGTCAATGGCGTAGACAAGCCTCTAGCCTTCGATGGTACGACATGGACAGCCGTAGACGCCGCTTCTACTCCTGCCATTACGGGTGTGACAACAACCAATCTTATTCATGTAAACAGCTTCAAACATCGTATCTGGTTCGTTGAGAAGAATACTACTAAGGCGTGGTATCTCGCTACTGACGCCATAGGTGGGGCTGCTACGTCCTTTGATGTGGGACCATTGTTCGATCAAGGCGGCTACCTGATGGCGATGGCTACGTGGTCCCTTGATGCCGGGCAAGGACTCGACGATCACGCGGTATTCATCTCTTCGAAGGGTCAGGTAGCGGTCTACCAAGGAACAGACCCGACTAGCTCAACCACGTTTTCATTGATCGGGGTGTTTAGTGTCGGATCTCCTATAGGGCGACGTTGTTTTGTCAAGTTCGGCGGAGACCTGCTTCTAATAAATAGAGATGGGCTGATGCCTCTCTCCAAGGCTCTTTTGTCTGCGCGGATTAGCAAACAGACGGCGGTGAGCAACAAGATACAGACGGCGGTATCCGATGCGGTGCTGAATTATGGTGCTAATTTCGGATGGCAGATGTTGCAATACCCCAATGCAAACATGTTGATCCTGAATGTTCCCATCTCCACGACCGAGTTTCAGCAGTACGTCATGAATACCATTACAGGCCGCTGGTGCCAGTTTACCGGCTGGAATGCTTCCTGTTGGGAGTTGTTCAATGACGAGGTTTACTACGGTACGAGCGGAGGCGTTCAAAAGGCATGGAATGGCTACTCCGACAACGGCGCTAACATTGTAGGGGATGTAATCCCGGCATTTAGCTACTTCGGGGCTCACGCTCAACTGAAGCGATGGACGATGGCTAGGCCGATTATATCCTCTACCGGAACACCGGGGATTCTCATGTCCCTTAACGTGGATTTCGACCTCTCTGCCCCTACCGGTACGCCGACTGTTCAATCTGCCGGTGGCGCTGTGTGGGACACGGACTTATGGGACGCGGGGATCTGGGGCGGCTCGCTCGTTATTCAGAAGCAGTGGCAGTCCATATCCGGCCTGGGATTCGCTGGAAGTCTTCATATTCAGTTCATTAGCAACTCGTCGAACATACGCTGGATGGCTACTGATTTCGTTTTTGAGAGAGGCGCTGTTCTTTGATTATCTGCAATCAGGACGCACGGGTTTCGGCTTTCGTGTCACAGCAGATTGGCGTTGAAGAGTGGTCGAATTGCCGTTCGATAGGGTTGGAGAAGAACGGGGAATTGGTAGCTGGGATAGTGTACGACTACTACACCGGTACTAATATCTGCATGCACATCGCAGCCAAGGGCAAGCGGTGGATGACGAAAGAGTTTCTATGGTTCATGTTTTACTACCCATTTGTTCAGTTAGGGGTAAATAGGCTCACGGGGATTATTCCTGAGTCAAATAAAGAATCGGTCAGATTCGCACAAGGGTTGCATGGTGCAAAGTTGGAAGCACGGTTGAAAGATGCCCATCCAGACGGAGACATGCTTATATTCGTTATGTTTAAAGATGATTGTAAGTACCTAAGGATAAAGGACTAATGGGAAAACCGAAGGCGCCTCCAGCACCTGATTACGCTGCCGCTGCAACCGCGCAGGGAGCGGCTAATACAGAAGCCGCAAGAACGAGTTCAAAACTCTCCAACCCGAACATCATCAATCCCTATGGCTCCCAGACTGTCACCTATGGCGGTCAGCCGGTATTCAACCAGCAGGGTTATGACGATGCGATGGCGCAGTATAACGACGCCCTTGCTAAATATAACGCTCCTTCCAGTACCGGCAATCCTGGTGTTGACTACATAAACGGTCTCACTGGTGGGAATAAAGGACCAGCTCCTGTCGCTCCTGATCGTAACTCATTCATGGTACAGAGCGGCGATCCTGACGTACCTACCGTCACGCAGACCCTTTCCCCTACCCAACAAGCCCTATTCGACCAAAACAACCGGATAAGCTCTCAATTCGGAGACCTTGCGGAAAACGCAATGGGGAATGTGGCTAAACAAGGCATTGGCACGCCCTTGGATATGACCAACATACCACCTCAAGCGGTAGCTGGCCAGCAAGGATGGGAAAACGCCTATAACGCCATTACACAAAGAAACCAGCCTTTCATGGATAGGCAGGAGTCGATGTTAAAGACTCAACTTGCCAATCAAGGTCTATCTCCAGATTCAGAGGCGTATAAAAACGCCATGATGGATCTGACGCAGCAGCAGAATAACTTTAACCTGGGCGCTCAAGCACAAGCCACTGACCAGCAGCAGGCGCAGTTCGGCATGGATACTAACGCACGTCAGAATGCCATTAATCAGGCTATTACTCTGAGAGAGTTGCCGATGAACGAGGCTAATGCGCTTCGTACTGGCTCTCAAATCAGCGTGCCTCAATTCCAGCAGTTCTCCGGCACTCAGACCGCGCCTGCTCCGATCATGCAGGGAGTTCAGAACCAGTATCAGGCCGCTCAAAATGCCTACGGGCAACAATCGGCTAACTATAACAATATGATGTCTGGTCTATTCGGTCTCGGCGGCGCTGCTGCGATGGCGCCAACAGGCTCGTTTGCTGGTCTTGCAGGCCTATTTTCAGACAAAAGGCTGAAGGAGAACATTGAAAGGGTGGGCGTCACTGATTCAGGTATCCCCATCTATGTTTATAACTACATCGGATCTGATGTCAAGCATATGGGCGTGATGGCTCAGGAAGTGGAGGAAACGATACCAGAAGCAGTCCTTACGCATGAGAGTGGCTACAAGATGGTTGACTACGGCATGGTGCGCTAATGTCCCTGCAAAACATATCCACGTTTACAAATGATTCAGCAGAGAAGCAAGCCCTAGACCGTCAAAGACAGCTTGCATTGCTGTTACAGAACCAGTCCATGCAACCGATAGAGGGCGCGTCTTCTAACGGTATACAGGCCCCAATAAGTCCACTACAGGGCCTTGCAAAGATGCTGCAAGCTTATGTAGGTACGCGTATGAATGACAGCCTTGACCAGAAGCATAAAGAACTATCAGACAAAAACAATCAAGCGCTTATCCAAGGTCTATCCCAATACCAAAACACGTTAAACGGGACTCCTGCGGTGGAAGGCAAGCCTGAAGTTCCTGCGATGCCTGAACGTCCTTACTCGCCCCAGATCGGCACGACGATGCCGTTGGCTCCGACTCCTTCCAATATCCAGCCAGAGCAGCCCATCATGCAGCCGGCGCAACAGGGCCAGCCTGCAATCCCTTCCCAACCAGCAGTGCCGGGGGATAGACAGGCTGCAATGGCTCAATTGCTTGCTTCTAGCCATCCTTTGTTGCAACAACTCGGAGCGCAGCAAATCGCGGCTGAGCCTGAAAGACAGCAGCGCATGGATGAATTTGCCCTTAAGAGACAAGACACTCAGGAACAAAGAGACCAGCAGGCGAAACAATTCCAGATGCAACTGGCAGCTCAGGAACAGGCCAGAAGGGAGCAGTTGGAGAGCCGCAAGGAACTCGCCATGCAAGCAGACCAGACGAGGCGCGACCTTGCAGCTCAATCCGATGCTACCCGCCGCGACATGATGACCATGGCTAACGCGCAAAAGCAGCAACAGAACGTGCCTAAGCTGCCAACTCCGGCCCTAAAACTGCAACAGGAAGAGCTTGATGCGATTGGAACAGCGGACGCCATTAAGTCCGATCTGGGGGCCATCAGGAATCAGATAGACACAGGAAAGTTAAAGTTGGGAGTGGCAAGCAATCTTGGAGCAAAGGCGCGTAACTTCGCCGGAATGTCGGATGAGAATAGCAGGAATTTTCAATCATTCCAATCAACCTTGGAAAAGCTGCGTAACGACTCACTGAGACTCAATAAAGGCGTACAGACGGAAGGAGACGCACAGAGGGCGTGGAATGAGTTGATAGCTAATATCAATGACCCTAACGTGGTTAGGCAACGTCTTACCGAGATACAGAAGATCAACGATAGGGCGGCGAATCTTAGAAAAAACAACGTTGATGTAATTCGCTCCAACTTTGGACTCGATCCTCTTGATGTGTCTGCCTACCAGAATCAACCTCCCGCAGTCGGTAGTCAAGGATCTCCAAACATTGAAGCAATCCTGAACAAATATAAATAGGGGTAATCATGGCAATAGGGCAGATAAGTTATCAAAACCAGTCAACAGGTAATTTAGAGGCACAAACCGGGATATCGGGATCTGCCAATATGATAAATACCGCCATCGAGCCGGGGCATGACTCCACATTTAACCGCACATGGGGCGGCGGCATGGCTAAGTCGGTCAGCCTTTCCGCTGACGGGCAAATAGGGATTGCGGGACCGTGTATTTACTATGGATGTATCGTTACGTCAGCTTTAGGCGCCGGGGTTATTAATATACGTGATGCGACAGCAGCAGGAACTGGGACTATCGTTGATATAGTGGCCGCATCCGCCGCCGCTGGAGTTGAAAAAGCGCGTCCTTTCGGGGTTTATTGTGCTAGTGGAGCATATGCTGATTTTGCCAGCACAGGAACGGTGACGTTCTTCTATCAGCAGCTATGACTGATCGTTATTTTGATTCTGTCAACGGGAGCGATAGCAATGACGGATTGACTCCCGCCACAGCAAAAAAAAGTTACGATGCGTATGCTCAAGGGTCAATGACTGCCGGGGATACATACTATCTGAAGCGTGGGGCGACTCAAGTTATCGTCACGGCTAATACTCAAGCAAAAGCGGGGAATAGCAGTTTGGTCCGCACGAAATACAAGGCTTATGGAGAAGCTCAGGTGCCATATGCGATTATGACGCCTGCCGCCACTCCTGCTAGCGATTTCATTTTAAATGTCTCAGGAAGAAGTTATATCGATTTCGAAGATATCTATTTTGATGCCCTGGGATTGACCAGCTATACACTATACATGCTGGCCAGCGGTGCCACAGCCAATTCTTACCATAAGATTTCAAGATGTTTTTTTACCGGAGCTAAGGCAGGCGCAACCAGCGGAAGCGGACTTACTATAGGCGGAACCACAACCTCGACAGGGGATACAGGATATTACCTGATAGAAGATTGCGTATTCTTCAACAACCCGGTCCATGGCTTTATTCCGAACGGGGCGCATGACATAGTGGTCCGCAGATGTAAGTTTTACGGTAATGGATTTAACGCGCCCACTGGAGGACATGGATTTTCCAGCAAATACAGGTTGCAGGAATTTACGTCTTCGGGGTGGACGAATACCAGCGGTACGATATGGTCACTAGCATTACAGTCATACCAAACCGATGTTTATTACGTCAAGACAGGTGTTACAGGGTATGGCCGGCTCGACAAGAACACGAGCACACCGACCGCCCCTTCTGTCGGGCAGTTTGGCGTAAGCGGAGGCAGTCTTTACATAAATGTCGGATCAACAAGCAATCCGGCATCGCAGAGCGTGCAGTACGCCTGGGGGAGATGTTATAACATGCTGGTGGAGGATTGCGAGGCATGGGGGAACATCAACGATCCAGCTTCTCCCTTCGTAGAAGGGCATGGTTTTGCCTTTGATAATTGGGCAGATGATTCTGTATTCCGCCGGAATAGATCATGGGGCAATGGAGGGGCGGGATTTTCTTGCAACCTTGGAGACCGGAACATTGTAGAGGCCAATATAGCCTATGAAAATCAGGCTTCAGGCATTGTCATGGCGTCCGCGCAGGGCATATTGGCGTATCACAATACCCTTATTAATAACAACCTTGGCCCTGTTGGCATCAAAAACAACGGCGAAATAGCTGTTTTCCCGAATTGCAAGAATGGGGAAATAACAAACAACATTCTCCAAGGAAGCGGACAATATGGTGTTGATATTTTCCCCGATGTAACAGGCTTTACAGGTAAGAATAATTGCATTTACGGCTACGATACTGCCGACCGCGCTTCCGTTCTCACCAATACGATAAGCGTTGATTCTGCTCTTGATTCTATGTTCAGGCCAACCACTGCGTCCATTAAAACAGGCGGCACTTTTATAGGCGGCGCTGATTATTACGGGGCAGAGTTCAGGGGAACGCCTCCCATTGGAGCGGTGATTACTTTTCCTGCAAGGCAGTTAGCAGCGAGGTCTACAGCATCAAGGCTGTCAGAAACCAGGCAATCGTCCAATAGGCGCAACGTGGCGGGATAATATGGCTGAACTCTCACAACTTGAAGCGGCTTTAGTCAAGGCTGATGCGGCTGGCAATACTGAGGATGCGCGAGCACTTGCTAATGAGATACGGCGTCTGCGCGGATCTCCAGAAAAGATGCAAGCCGCCCCTACTGACGGAGGATTTCAAGGCTCTGTTCTCGGCGGAATAGTCCAAGGCGGAAGGGATGTATTAGACGCTGGCGCGCAGGCGTTAAGTCATATTATGCCGGAAAGTGTAAGGAATGCTGTTAATTCTGCCAATAATTACCTTGCAGACAAAACGGGGCTTGTTGGCCGTTTGCCTGAAGGCGGGATCGATCAGAAGATCAAGGAGGATGAAGCGGCCTACCAGCAGGCCAGGGCGGCTTCGGGAAGAGATGGGATAGACGCATCTCGTATAACAGGGAATATTGCGGCGACTATCCCGATGGCTGGCATGAAAGGACTTCAGTTAGCCAGAGGCAAGGGGCTATTTGACGCAGGAAACATCGTTAGGGCAGGTATTCAAGGCGGCATAGCTGGCGCGTCTCAACCTGTGGTTAACGGGGATTTCGGAGAAGAGAAACTAAATCAAATAGGAACAGGGGCAGCTTTCGGCGCTGCCATGGCTCCCGTGGGCGCTGCTGTTGGGAAGGCTCTTTCTCCTAACGTCAATCCACAAGTCAAGGCTCTCATGGATCAGGGAGTGACACCTACTCCTGGGCAAATAATAGGCGGCGCACTCCAACGCGCAGAGGATAAGTTAATGTCTGTTCCTCTTCTTGGGGATGCCATCACAGCAGGCCGTAAGAGGGCCGTAGAGCAATTAAACCGTGCCGCCTATACTAGGGCATTGGAAGGAACGGGCGTCGATGCTAAGAGCCTGCCTGTAGGCCGTGAGGGTATTGCTGCGGTAAAGGAAGCGATAAGTAAACAGTATGATGATTTGCTTCCTAAACTGGTATTCAAGCCTGACTCTCAATTCTCGCAAGAGCTGTCAAAGATACAGCAGATGGCCTCAGGCATGGGGCAGAAAGAACAGGCTAAATTTCAATCTCTGCTGGATGACATAGCCAATAAAACGTCGCCCAATGGATCGATGATAGGGGAGACGTATAAAACCGTCGAATCGAAGCTATCTCAAGAAGCCAAGCGTTTCTCAGGTTCTAATGACGCCTATCAGCAAGAGCTAGGGCAGGCTATATCCGCTACCCTTGACTCTATGAAGTCAACACTTCTCAGGTCTAATCCAAAGTATGCAAAAGAGCTTGCTCAAGCCAATTCAAACTATGCCAACTATGTAAGATTGAGACAGGCTGGCGCTGCTGCGGGGGATCAATCCAGAGGATTCTCTCCGAGTCAGTTGGCTCAAGCTGTAAGAGGTTCGGACAAGAGCGTAGGTAAAGGGAATGTGGCGTCTGGGAAGGCTTTGATGCAGGATTTATCCGATGCAGGGGTGAATGTTCTTAACTCCAAATATCCAGACTCGGGTTCTATAGGAAGAGCATTATTAGCCGGTGGATTAGGTGCTAGTGCAATCGCAAATCCTGCTATAATAGGGGTTGGGGCCGCTGCATTGCCCTACACACCGTCAGGCCAGAGGATCATGGCTGCTTTACTTACGAAGCGTCCAGATTTTGCGAAACTTCTTGGCCCTAATGCCCAGAAACTTGCCCCACTCGTAGGGGCTTCTGTGGCTCAGCCTCTGCTTAAGTAAATCCCATAACACCTGAATTATCACGATGCAAGCCGCCGTGAGGGCTATGCGCGTCTGCTGTTCGTCATTCATAAGGAGATAAGAACTTGCCTAGAAACGGAAGTGGTATCTACAGCCTGCCTGCCGGTAATCCTGTCACATCTGGTACGCCGATAAGCTCCACGGTACAGAATAACACAACTTCCGATATTGCAACTGCATTAACTGGAAGTTTAGCTAGTGACGGGCAGACCGTGCCGACTGCTAATTTGCCCATGGGTGGATTCAAACATACCAACGCCGCAGACGGATCAAATCTTACTGATTATGCCACGGTAAAACAGGTTCAAAATTCATTCGGCATACAGCTAACTGGGGTTTCCGGATCAAACATTATAACAGGAACGGCTACTCCTGCCCCCGCAGCTTATGTTGCTGGGCAACGTTTCTCGTTTATTGCGGCATCGCCCAATGTCGGCGCAGCGACACTAAATATTAGTGGTCTTGGGGCGAAGTCCATAACCAAGAACGGGGCAACGGCGTTAGACGCGAACGATATATTAACCGGTGCTTTGATAGAGGTTGAATATGACGGTACGCGGTTCCAGATCATTAACCCTGCGACATTAGGACCATCTGGGGGAACCGTAACAGGCGCCGTGACTTTATCCAGCACCTTGAATGTGACTGGCGCGGCTGCATTGGCCAGCACTCTTGCAGTAACCGGAGTAGCCACATTCACTGCTGCTCCTGTGGGACCAACCCAAGCAGCGTCAGACAACTCCACCAAGCTTGCCACTACTGCTCACGTTCTTAGCCGCCTTCAGCGCGCGCCATCTTTCTCAGCGGGTAACGCTACCCAACAATCGTTAACAACTGGCGTAGCAGCAAAGATAACTTTAGGCACGGAGACGTACGACACTGGAGGGTATTTCGCATCAAGCCGGTTCACTCCATTGGTTCCTGGATATTACCAATTCAGCTATCGAGTCGGAATGATCGGAACCGCCATTACCGGCGCGTTTGCCATGCTGTATTACAACGGCGTGGAAGTGGACAGGGGGGCGCAAATTGCAATCCCTAGCGGAGCGGCGATGACAGAGTTTCATTCATCCGGTTCGTTTACTTTATTTATGAATGGTGCAACTGATTACGCAGAGCTTTATGCCCAAGCATCTGGAACATCTATGGTTGCTGACTATTCTCGTTTTTCTGGAACTATGGTGAGGCCCATATAATGGACTTGATTGATGTCACTCAAAACCCTTTTGCCGACGCGGTAAAAGTGAATTCTAATTTCGCCGCAGTGGCAGCAGCAATCGCCGCGCTCCCGGCGTCTTCTGGCTCGGTTCCTGGGTTTTTAAACGTCAAAGATTATGGGGCGCTAGGAGACGGAACTACGGACGATACCGCTGCAATCCTTGCAGGGTATGAGGCGGCTTGTCTTATCAAGGGAACGCTTCTTTTTCCATCAGGCACTTATGTTTGCTCCGGGATAGACCTGGGCGGCTCTCCGCACCGTGGATGCACCCTGCAGGGTGCGGCTTATGATGGTCGGGGGAATGGTTATCTGTCCAGCCGCATTCTTCTGAAGTCTGGATCAAATCGTCCTTTGTTCAAACTGCTTGCCGGGGATGCGCCGCACGCGATATTCAAAAACCTGCTTCTCGACGGCAATGACTCGCAGCAAACAGCCAATGAATACTTGGTCAAGGCTGACGACGATTTAACTACTACTTATCCCTACGGCTTCGTGATGGATAGCGTGCAGTTCGTGAATGGGCGCGGCGGTGGTCTTTACATCGGCAAGAGACGCGGGAACAATTCCCTGTCAAATCTGTTGTTCTATAACAACGGAAGCGGAAATTCCGGTCATGGCATGTACATCGACTCCTACGATGTGACTATGTATAGCGTAAACATAGGAGCGAGCTTCGGATATGGCATTTATGTCGCATCCTCTTCACAGCTTCAGTGCACCGCGGTAAACGCTTACGTTAACCAGCTTGGTGGTCTGTTCATCGGGGCTGGCGTGAATGACATGGTATTCATGAATGGCTCGATAGACCATAACGTGCGCTTCGGTATCGAGAGCGCAAAGCGCACAGCTACTGCGTATCCTGGGCGCCGTGTTTTTATTGGCACTCGATTCCTGGGAAACAGCAGTAGCGGCAACGGATGGTTCCCCGATGTAAAAATCCATGCTGGCGATACCGACTTTTGCTTCCTCGGATGCGAATTCATGGGATTCGATGGCGCGAATAAACCAGCTTATGCAATCCAATTCGAAGACGCTACCGCTACGGCAAAGATCGCTGCGTGTGGATTCGATACGGTAAGGCCGGGTTGGTCGCAGGCCGTGTCGAATTACATGGCGAATCTCATTCTCGATAATCGAATCAGCTAGCATCAAAAGTAATTTGATGAACTAGGCCGCTTTAAGCGGCTTTTTTATGCACATGATTTTGTATTAAGAGGAAGTGATATGGACTTAAGTTTCTTGCTTCAGGCAAGGCTAGAGGCTTTACAAAACAGTATCGATTTTTTAACCAGAAGGAGTGAATCAACTATGGCAACTTTGCAAGATGTGCAAGACAAAATCGCCGCGGAAAAAGCTCAAGTATCTGAGGCAATGGACAGCCTGAAAGCTCAAGTCCAAGCCCTGCAAGACCAACTTGCTAACGGAATAGTAGTCACTTCCGAGCAACTTGACGCATTGGCTGCGGCTGTTGATGGAATCTTTACTCCCGATGCTGCCCCGGTGGCCCCCGCTCCTGAAATCCCTGCTGAACCCGTTGGAGAGCCTCCGGTAGAAGGTGAGGCTGCGGCTTAATTTACCAGGGCCGCCCTTCGGGGCGGTTTTCCTATGACACGTTTCAGGAGGCTTCAAATGAGCATCAAAGATGAAATACAGAAAGGAGTAGATGCAGTACGCAATGCGGATGCTCGGGCCGATTCACTTCTGGACAAGGTTAAGAACTCCAACTGGACCGCAGCGATTCTATGCGTTGTTGGCGCCGCTGTGATTGTCCTGATGATGTTCGCGTGGCTCGTGGGGTAAGTGATGACTTGTGATGAAAAAGGGGAAGAGAAACCTCGTAGGGGTCCATCGAACCTCACGATTTCGTGGAGCGGAATAATCGCTGTCGCTGGCCTGCTTGCATCGGGCGTGGCCACCTATAACACCGTGCAGAACGACATCTCCAGCATTAAGCGCGGAGAGCAGTATCAGCAAGAAACGAATCAGCGCCTGGGTGATGAAATCAAGGCAGCGCGTGCTGAGCATCGCGAGACCATGAGGGAGTTCAACGAGAAGCTTGACAGGATTATCCAGCATTGGCCGAGAGGAGGCAGATGATGCGTTACGCATTTTTAATCGCCGCCACCGTTCTGGCGGCTTGCGCCGAACCACCGATTAATAAGTCAATACCGGTTTCCCCGACTATTGATATTGCTGCTCCGCGGGAAACCCAGAAACCAAAGGAGCACAAACCTCAGGCTCCTAAGGCGACTCCTGCGCCACCGGTGCCTGCCACTCATCCCTGCGCCGGCATAGACACTGGCGATCATGAGAGCGATGTCCGGGCAAAGCTGGAGTGTCTGGAACAACATGGATGATCTGGACCGCGCCTCTGAGCGTGAGGAATTGGAAAGGGCGGTAGCGGCCAGAATTAGGAGGTCGGTACCAAAACATCGCGGCTTCTGCCTGAACTGTGATGAGCCGACCGCTGGCGCCTTTTGTGATGCAGGTTGCCGGGAAGATTATGAGATGCATGAGCGGTCCAGAGTCAGGAATGGCCTGAGACGAATTGAGGAAGAAGAATGAACTAGCCGCGCGCGCAAAACAGGTCATATTTTTCAAATTAATAAGATAAATATCGTTTTATCAATAACTTAATCGCGCGCGCATCTTTGGAGTTATATGAACTTAGTTTGGAACTGGAAAGACGTTTTGAAGGAAGCGTGGAGCGTCAAGCTCGGCGCTGTGTCGGCACTGCTCGGAGCGTTTCAGCAAGCCATGACGCTACTACCCCCTGGACTGTTCGGCTTATCCCCTGAGGCTTGGGCTGCCGTGGGAACAGTGATCGGCGCGTTGAGTGTGCTGTTCGCCGCCCTGGTTGCTCCTGCAAGACTCATCGATCAAGGGCTGGCTAAGTGATCAAGCTAAACCCGAATCAGGTTCGTGCCTCGGTCTCCACGATGGTGCTGGCCGCCTCCACCCTGGTAGGAATTGCGGTCCATGAGGGTTACCGGGAGGAGGCCTACATTCCCGTACCCGGCGACGTGCCAACCATCGGATTCGGCTCCACCGCCGGCGTCAGGATGGGCGACAAAACCAC